TTAGACCAAGAGGAATTGTCAAATCACACCCTTTATTTTTAACATCTACTCGTGAGGTGTTAGACCCCTTGACATCTCGCTCATCTCTAATGGAAATAGAAACCTCCAATATTTTTGCTATTTTTTCTATGACTTGTGCTGTCATCGTGCGAGTAATCATTTTGGATTTCGCCCGTGCGATTTTCTCCGTCGCATCAATCTCCTCTTTCTCAAAGAACAAGGTGATTGATTGGATAAAGCAACTCTCGGCATAGTTCTCATATACGCCGTCGTTATATGAGATTTGATACTTTGTCAAATCCAAGTCGGGAACATTATGACGATGTTTAAAGAATGCTCCTTTCTTCTTCTTTTTCGCCAAACCAGTATCAAGAATAATAATCGTGAATGTCGTGGCGTTCATCAACTCATATACCGCCTGTTCGTCGCTGGAGCGAATGTATCCATAGGCATTCTCAACCAAATAATCACCATTCGCAATCCCAATCATCATTCTCTCAATAAACGCCTGATTGAGTGGATATGAAACCGCACCAATTCGCATAAGCATTTTTGTTTTGGAATTAACCAACTGCTTCAATATCTTTCCCATGACTTCGGCACGAGGCAATCGAAATGTTCGTTGAGATGAGGTCGGTTTCTTGGTGAAATCAACAACATCTTTGATGAATGTTTTTTCTTTTTTAGTTCGTTCCCGAATGCGTTTCGCCTCTGCTTCACGCTCCTCGTCAATCAAATCGTTATATATGACCCCCGCTTTCGCCCACATAGATTTCGCAATATTTTCGGGTTTGCGTTTGCGTGTCTTAACTCCTGTGCTACGCAACCACTCAATTAAATCCGCTTCATTCTCCAGCGGTATTTGGAATGTTCTTGAAAACTTTTTGAGGATTTTGTCTTTTGACCTTTTGCCTAAACTCTTCGGGTTTATACTCCTCTCCGCCATTCTTATATTATATACATATTAATTTATTTCTAAATCAATTTTTTCCTAAATTAATATATTCAATATTTTTTAGAAAAAAGAAAACAAAAAGGAGTGTTTTTGCTAAACTTTTCCAAAAAGTTTTATTAATGCTTTACTCATATTGTCAGTTCCAACATAGTTGCGATTTTTGACATACCATTCTTTTTGATATGCTCGACCAACTGCATTATAACATCGCTTCCTTGAAATGTTGTTAATACGATTAATCTTCGCTCGGTTCGCCAAGCGATATTTCTTTTGAGAGATTTTCTGTTGCTCGGTTCGAGGCATGATAGTTTAGTTAAATAAGTATATACCCATTTATCTAAATCAATTTTCCAAATATATTATTTCATTTGTAATATCAACATCTTCATTCATCAAAGTTTCTTCAATCAAGGAGAGAAAATCGGTTGGTTTTTTCGGTCTTCCACGAGGTCGGGGAGGTGCTCCACCTCGTAGTTTTTCTTTGTGCTTCCTGTTGTATTCCTTACATCGTTCGTTATGCTTCAATCGCCATTCGGGGTCTTCTTTTTTCATGGCGTAATATTTGCGGTGATACTCATTATACCTGTCGGGGTGGTTTTCTCTCCACTTGTAAATATAACCCTTGGTTATTTCGTTATAAGTATTGTGTGGTTCGTCGTCGTCGTCCATTTCTTATTACATATCCGTTTTATAATATATTTTCCTTAATTACTATTTTAATATATATACTTTACGGGGACACCCCGTTCGCCCCGATTATAAACTATCTTCGTCTTCGTCAATTTGGGGTAAAGACCTTTTGGTTTGGAGAGGTGAGTTGCTGTAATTTATTGATAAATCGTCGCTAAATCGGGGATTACGGGGTGTCCCCGTGTCGCTACTTGTATCGCTTTCAATATCTCTCCCCGAATTGACACTCTCTATCGCATCATAATATTTCTTCTCTTGTTTCATTATTTCTATAAGGTTCTTGTGAGATTGTTTCAAATACTTCTTCCTCACGGAGGGGTATATGCTCGTTTCGAGTTTCTCAAGCGACATATTGTAGTCCATTAAAATATCGTCATCGACCTCTCTATGGTTTCTACATTTATTCAAACTATTTGTAAGCAAACTTATTCCTTGTATCAATACCTCCATGCGTTCGGGGTATTTTCTAAACTTTATCAAACTACTCATACTCGCGATTACGGACGATACGATAATCGGCAACAATCCCCACCAAGCACCCGTAAGATTTAATTTCATCTTCGCACTCTCCATCAATCCACCAGTCAAACTCAATATGATAATTCCCTTATTCCAGTCGTCATTATTACATTTTAATTCTTCATGACAGAGAGAAAGAGCATCACGCTTCGAGCGTAAATCGTTTATAATCAAACCTAATGAGTTCTTCTCCATTATCAGTTTCTCTTATTAAAATGTAAGATTAAAAGATATGAACCGCCCATACCCACAGACCCAACAATAGTAGAACTCGCCATTATTTTAACTTTGAAAATGTTATTGCTCGGTCTGCTATTCAATACGACGGGTGCGTTAAAATCGCTCTGTGAGAATGTCTGTTTATTTGAACCATCGTTAAAAACACTTCTACTTAACAATCCAATAATAGGCGAAGATTTCGTATTAGTTCCGTCCCCTGCCGTGTAGGTTTTGATTTGCGTTCCAAGTCCTAAAAGGGCAATTCCTTTAACATTAGTAGCACCCGCAGTCCCCGATGCGGAGAGAAAAGAAAAGGTTAAATCATATTCGCCTTCGTCTAAAAACGACCAATCAATAGCATAATCTTTGTCATATATACTCGTCGAATTAAAGGCAACATTACTATCAACTACAACGCTAAAACTCATTTATATATATACTTTTTATTAAAAAGTAAAACATACTTTTAAAAAAAGTAATACAAAAAGCGTCGTAAGGGGACGCAACCCTTAAAACAATCGTCTAACAGGGGCGAAACCCTGTTTAATTCCATGAAAGAGTATATTTCGGTTTCTTGGGTTTCTTTTTGGGTTTCTGTTTAGGTTTCGGTTTAGGTGGTGGTTTCGGTGGTGTCTTGCTCTTCATTATATATACTTTTTAGAAAAAAAGTAAAACAAAAAACACTAAAATCGTCGTAAGGGGTCGAAACCCCTATTATACGAGAGTTGAGGCGAGTTTTGAAACACGCTCAATTGTGTTCGCTTTGGTTTTGGCGTTGAAACCCTTATCAACTATATCACCATAAATATTAGGCACTTCCGCTCCTGCTCGTGCGAACTTGGAAGCGGTCGCAAGTTTGGGTTGAACCATTTGTGCCGTTGCTAAAGCACCGCCTAATCCCGCCCTGTTCGCCAAAGCACCGACAATCGGGTTGTTGAGAACCGCTTGGACTTTATTACCACTTAAAAAGTCAAGTCCATCAGCAACCTTCGAGAAAATCTTATTTATGCCCGTTGCTTGTTTCTTAAACAGATTACGACCGAAGTTTTTTAGACCTCCTTTGCGAAATATACTCATTATATAATTAAATTATATTTTATTTTTTACCCTTTCCCTTTCCCTTTGTTTTAACCAAATTATTCGTCGGTTTCCTAATACGAGGTTTGCGTGCGGGTTTCTTCGCCGATGCCTTTTTTCGCGACGCAACCGCTTTCTTCTGTGCGGGGGTCGGGGCAACGCCTTTGGGTAATACAAACTCTCCTTCGTGGAGATTAGCAAGACCCGTTTTCCTTACCTGACCTCCTTTCTCGTATCCAAGAACTTCTTTAATCAAAATAGGTGCTAAAGCACTCATAAGTATTCCCGCCATTATATACTATGCTTTTATTAAAAATTACGGGGTGTCCCCGTTTATTATTAATTCATCAAAGTTTTTGAAAATCCTTTGAGTATCCGTATTTATAAACATGAAATTATAAGGTTTGTCATAAATCAGTTTTGATATTTGATGGGTAATATCAACCATTTCTTTATCCTCAACAATTTCATCAAAGATAGTAGCGAGTTCGTTTTTATTCACACGGAAAACAAAAATGTTGCTAAACAATTTCCTTATATCTTTGGGAATTGAATAGTATGTTTGAACGAGAAAGAAGACCGATGTATGTAAATGACGGCGGTTAAATATTAGTTTTTTCATCAGGTTCATCGTGTCGAAGTTCTTGAGCGATGCTCCTACATCATCAAAAATAATCGCAATATTTAAATCGCTCGTTGCCTCAATCTCGTCCATCACCAAATCAAGGTTCTCAAAGTTTAATTCGTTAAATAATTGGTCGCTTGGAAGTTTCCCGAAGATGTCGTTTTTCATACTCGCACGAGAGGGACTTGGTTGAAAAACATAGATTTTATGATAGACCTTGCGGAGTATCTCCTTATTCTCAAAGAGAGAAAAGAGAAGCGATGTCTTACCACTACGAGGTTTCCCGATTAATAAATTAGTTGTGTGCTGGTTGAGAAACTTGGTTAATTCAAACTTATCTAATTTCTTATGAAGTGGTTTATCGCATCGCATTTGACAAGGCGTTAATATCGGTTTCTTATGCTTTTTAATGCTAATCATATACTATATTATAAGAACATTAAAAATTGATTTATATATACCAGTTGATAGGTATATGTAAATGAAAGGCAAGATATACAGATTGTCAAACGGCGACAAACATTATTACGGAAGCACGACTAAAGATTTGAAAGAGAGATTGTCGCAACATCTTTATAGTTTTCATGATGGAAGAGCAATTACTTCAGGTGTTTTATTTGATAGTGTTGAATACAAAATTAGTATTGACCTGATGGAGGAAATAGAATATGAAAACAAAGAAGATTTATTATGGTTGGAGAGATGGTGGATTGAAAATAATGAATGCGTTAATAAACAAATACCTATTAGAGAAGAAGGCGAAGCACTAAAAGAATGGTATAAAAAACCCGAAAGCAAAATTATATGTCGTGAAAGAGATGAACGCTTCCGTGAAAACAATAGGGAAAAATTACGACTACAACAAAAGGAGTTGAGAGATAAGCAAAAGAAAGATAATACTTCTAATTATGAGAAAACAAAACAAAAACGAAAGGAAATTATTATTTGTGAATGCAGTTGTAAAACTACGAAAGGAACTTTAAATCGTCATCGCAAATCAAAGAAACATATTAAATTAATGGAAACTGAAAATATCATCATCTAATCACTGCCTCACGACAACTGCTCGGGCAAGCGGGTTGATTACCATGATGCTGTCATAACAGCAAATCAGGGCAACAGTGTGAGCGTCAGTCGGGGCAGTTCCGCCGAAGTTAATACGGAGCGAAACAGGCGACAACTGCGAAGAAATACCAGTAAGCATAGCAGACGAAGAAAGTTTCTCGGTGTTCTGTGCGACATAGAACTTTCCGGGGGCATCGTAGGTCGTGGCGACATTATCCTTCGCTTGGAACTCCTTTGGAACAATAGCGAGTTTGGACGAGTAAAGCGAGTGCGCCATCGACCAGCAGTTCGCGAGTTCCTGATAGACACCACCCTTGTTCTGTAGAACCGACATCGGGCGAACAGGATAAGGACGCGAGGCGACGAGAAACTGGTAATCGCCGAGGTCGCTGGTAATATCAACACTATCCGCCCAGTCGTTCTCATTAACACCCGCACCATTAAGATTGGCGATGAGCGACTTGATGGACGAAAGACGCTGGTTGAAAACCAGTTCGGTCTGTCCCGTTTGGATAGGGCATACCTGCGACGACGACGAGAACGACTGCGACTTGATGAGAATATTGCCCTCCTCATCGGTCATCGAAAGTATCATCGGGTCAATCTCCGCACCGAACTCGACGGACTGGAAGCAAAGTTCAAGGTTGGAAAGGGTGAGTGAGGTAAGATTGGCGGCGGTGGCGGTGGCGTTAAACATGTTGGTAAGAGCATCCATCGTAAGTTGGATTTGAACCGACGGCATCGCACCGAGCGGGACGAGATGGTCGGCGTTGGAAAGAATATTGCCGAGAGCACCCGCCATATCCCAAGTTTCACCAGTAGTAGCAGCAAGAAGACGACCATTAACATTCGAAGCAGTAGGGGCGGTCGCGTAATCGAGCACACCGAGGGGGAAAGCAAGACCCGTCTTTTCGGCAATATCCATCTTGGTATTGACAAGAACATTCGCCAACTGGTTATAACCCTCGATGCTCTCAACAACGGAAGCACCGACCGAAATCTGCGACCGCACGAACGGCGTGTAAAAAGGAGTGCCTCTCATTTCCGCCTTCTCGGTGGTCGAAACAACGGCACACTTGTAGCGAAGATACATCGTGCTTGGAATAAGAAATCCTCTCGACGGCAACTGAAATTGGATAATGTCGCCATCATTAGAGAACGACGACCCGTTGGACGGAGCAATAACAACATCGGTATTAATGGTGTTGGGCGGTAGAGCGGTAGGGCGGGACGAATAATCAACTTCACGAGGCACAGACATACTCATTATATACTATCAAAACATAAAAAAAAATACTTTTGAAAAAGTATAGCAAAACAATTCACTATACTTTTTTTCTAAAGGTTTTGCTATACTTTTTCAAAAGTATTAATCTACCAAAATATCCAATTCCAAATCGCCATATTTACTACCATCAAACTTTTCATTCTGCTCTAAAACTTGGAGAGTTTCTTTAATCGGTGCGTCTTCATAAATAGGATTATCCAAAACTTCACGAATAGCATTATCACGCCTCTCATTTCTTACTAAATCACTAAAATTACCGACCTTCATTCGCTCCTTATATTCGGTGTATGACCTCATTATAAAAGTCATCTCATAATCAGTATTATTGAAATCTACTAAAAACCCGTCTTCGTCCCGAACCTGTAAATCTATCCTGTTAATGTTCGTGTTCCTTAATATACTCTCGTTGAGAGAAGCGTTTTGATATGTGATAAGTCCCCAAGCAGGGGCATTTACACTAATCGTATTGATAAGGGTATTTTCGCCGAGAGAATTACTATCGATGTTATTTCCTGCTAAAGCATCGCTATATAGCGACAATTTCTTAATGCCGAGGAAATTACATGGAAAATTAAACCTCGTGGGATTTGTCGCATCGGGCGGGAATGTCGTATCTTGTGAAAGACCGATTATTCTTTGACAAGTCGTCCCGCTCATCAAAACCTTTATCGTGTAAGAGTTTGTTGAATGTAGGCGAAACACTCCTGTTGTTGGTGATATTTCCATAACGGAGTTTATCCCGATTGCCGACAATTTGCCGACAACCTCATTCCTAAATGTATTCGCATTATAATTGCCTTCGGTCAAAATTAATGATGCAGTTGTGTTCGTGTTTCCTATGCCGTATGCGATTGCGATTGTGTTTCGGTTGTAATCCACATTATAAATACTAAAAGGCATCTCTACCGATTGTAATGAAATCGTTGTCGTGGTTTCAGTCAAGGTTTTTACAACATCTTTAAAGTCAAAAATTATATTAGATAAATTAGAACCATTCAATCGCGTTGCGTTTTGTGAATTAATGGTTATGATTTTACTTTCTGCAACATCGCTTTCCGCCATCTATAGTATATACTTTTAAAAAAGTATTACAAAAGAACTTCGTTCTATATTAGAGAAAGTTTTGCTATACTTTTTCAAAAGTATTATGAATAGTTCCTAAATCAGCAGGTTTTAGTTTTTTCATGTTAATTCTATTAATAGTATCTGTTTTGCTTTTCAGTTTGTTTATTACATTATCTAAAAACTCAATCTCTTCATCATCAAAATATTTCATGTTGTATTGTTTGTATAAATACCAAAGTTGGTGGTTGTCTTGGGTCAGGCAATCAAACTCGTTCATCAGGGTTTCGATTGAAATGAAATCCTCATCGTTTTCTAAATGGCGTAGTTCGTCGAAATCCATTTATATATATATCATACTTTTTTAAAAAAGTAAAACAAAAACATAATATATAAAAAGCGTCGTAAGGGGTCGCAACCCCTATTATAACGCTATACTATCGCCCGACCAATTTATACTTTCGTTATAACGAGAAAGGGCATCTTCAACTCCCATAAGTTCTTTCTCAATAGTTTTCTTTTGTTTCCCCCGCTTTTTCCCTTTGTCTGCTCGTGGTGGTCTTGCGGTCATAAGCGATTGTAGAGATGGGATTTCTTCTTCCTCTACTCGTCTTGGGTTATAAAGATTATTCATAACACTATCAATCGCGTTCATAGAGAGAAGACCCGATAAACCTTGAACTTGCGACATAATGTCATCGCTTTTCATTATATCAATACCACCGATTGGTTGTGAGGTTGTGTTCGCACTCGTTTCATATCCTTCTGTCCTTTCCCGCATCTCCTCTCGCATCTTCTCTTTTACTTGGGCGAGGGTCGGGTTTTGTTTCGACCCTATTTCTCCAACTCTGCTAAATGGACGAGTTTTACTTATCAAATCTGCTTGGTCGCCTGTTTCATTCAGTTTATTTTTATTGAAAGAGATGAGGTCTGCTAAAAGTTCGTCTTCTAAAGGTTGATTGAATAAATCTTGGATTGGCGGTGATGTTGCTTCGAGTAGTGGTGCTTGAGGTGGTGGTGGAGATGGGCGGACTTGTGCGGTCGGTTGGTTTGATGTTCCCATGATTTCGTCGAACATAGTATAAATGCTCCTCGCACTATTAATCAAAGACGGATTTACAATCTCTACCGCTTGTGCCTTTGGAAGTTCTTGAACGACGGGTGCGGAGGCAGGTTCTACGAACGGAGTGCTAAAAGGGGTCTTTGACGGGGACACGACCCCGCTTAGAACCGCCGATTGAGTTGCTACGGGAACGGGAACTGGTTGCCTCTTATTTTGTAAATCATACAATCGATTATATAAAGTGTCAAATCGTGCCGTATCACTACTCAACATATTCATCGTGCTAATAGAAGGAATATACGGGGCGGTCTGTTTTACAGGTGCGTTGCGTCGTTTCTTACGCTTTTTAGGTTTCGCGATATTAATATTGACTACCTGCTTTTGCGATTGCTTTTGTGCGGGGACAGAACGGGTCTTGCGTTTCGCACCCTTGCGTTTAACCTTCTTTTTGGGAGGCATTATATACTATCAAAACATTTTTTTAATCTCGACTTTGTGTTTCTTTGCAAAGTCCTTTATCGACGCGTTCAAGGTCGGTTTATTCCAAAGCAACATCATACTTAACTCGGCGGGACTATGTAAATTATTCAATCCCTTATCTCCTCTATGGCGTGATTTGTATGCTCGTTTTACTTTCTCTCTGTCTTCTTTGTTTGGGAGGTAATATTTGCTATTCTTATCGTTGATTAATGTATAATCTCTATAACCCTTTGCCCCGAACCTGTGCTTCATATCAGGCATTACAATTGTATATTTCTTATTCTTTGATTTTGATTTGTATAAATACATTATAGGCATACTTTTATAAAAGTATAACAAAATAATTTTATAAAAATGTTTGATAGAACTTTTCAAAGTTCATTCTACACCTGAAATATCCATAGGCAACTCATTATTAGGCAATTCGGCATTTAAAACTAAACTCTCTTTCGTCATATCTGCGGTTATTGTTCCTGCGGATATATGCTTTTCAATCTCCGTTTTATAAATCTCATCAATAGAGTTCTCGCTCCTACTAAAAACAAAATTAACAATAAACATATTAACATCGCTACATATATGCTCTAATGACTTATACATTACTGGC